GTGACGTTTGTCAAAAACGAACCATCACCAAGAAAATAGTCTGCTGTGACATTGCCTGCAATTATTGCATTGCCTGCAATTATTGCACTGCCTGATGCATTTACGTTGGCAGCTGAAATATTGCCGGTAAAAGTAGCAGTTGTACCTGTTACTTGATATATCGCATCTAAATTACCGCCTGCAATATTTCCCAAGGGCGCAGCCAATGTGCCGGTGAGCGTGACTGACGGTGCGTCAAGCGTGATTGTTCCGCTGTTTAGTGCAACAATTTCGTAGTCGCCATTAACTCTTTTGTAGGTGGTCATCTATAGATCCTTTCCAGTATTTATTCGCTCAAGAAAAGTATCCATGGTCATATTTGTGAGATTTTTCACATTTATAAAATCAGGAATTGTGGCAGTGGTTGCACCCATTACTCTAACAAATTGCTGATCAGGGTGATCAGATATTATTTTTATCAGCTGTTTTGTCCAGTTTCCAGTGTATGTTGGTGCCGCTCCCATGGGTTTGTAGTACTGTGTTCCGGCGTACACATTGTTGAACTGTCCGTGTTGATTGGGGCCCATGTCAAATCCTATGATATAAACAGGATTTTCCCTGTCTTTTGCGGCAATTGCTGTGGCTATGGGGCCTGAACTAAATCCAAAATATTCCTTGGGCACTGTTTGTGCTCCAGTGTTGGGCATGGGACGTCGGGTGTAAAATCGATTGTGTTTGCTATAACCTGAATCTTGTATCACACGACTTATGGGTTGGTCAGTTGCAATTAATGCTGTGACCGTGTGAGTACGATAAAGTCCGTTGCAGCCGTACACTGCTCCGCGACGTTTTAATTTTTCAATATCAACACTTTCACGGCTTACACCGTTACCTAGCACAAACGCTGCCATAAAAAAACCTCCCTACTATGTAGCAGAGAGGTTCCTGAGTTAGAAAAATTACGATGTGTATTGGTCGATTTGAGCCAATTCCAAGGTATTTTGTTGTGTTGCTGTGTTGGCACCGCCAGATGTGCCAGACTTGATAACACTGGCTTCGTCTGTAAAGAAGTTGACTGCGTAGCGCACTTTGGGTGTGCTGTAGTCCAGGGCATAGTGATTGGTCAGTCGACTGATAGTAACTTCAGTACTGTCACCACCAATGTTGATGGTGATGCTCATGAAACCTGATGCTGGTGTTACATCGTCAGCTAGTGCGCAAACACCCACCAAGTACACAGTACCTGTGCCAGAGTTTGTGCCATTGGCCAAGGCTGTGAAAACTTCACCGGCTGTGGCGTTGCTGGGAGCGCCAAACAGTTGCCAGTTTGTTGTGCCCACTGTGTTAATAATGTAAGATCTACCAGCCACAATGTCTTCATCGGCAATGCTGTTGATAGCAGCCACTAGATACTTGGTGCTGCCTTTTTGCGTGATGATATAAGCATCACGATATGTGCTGTCACCAGGAACAAATGCAATGGCCTTGACTACTGGATATGCGCTGGTGGCAATGCTGGATCCGCCTTGTGCATTTGCACCACCAACCACGCCAAAGAAGTTGGCAGCAGTCATTGTTGCTGGATATGTTGGATCTGTTAGTGAACCAAGATTGTTAAAACCAATATCGCTAGTGGTTGATTTTTTAATTTTTAGAGGACGTCCCATTTTGTTTTCTCCTTAAAGAAGTCCGATGCGGGTTCTAGCCGCTACGCTGTTGGGTTTAGTCATCAGCATAAAACGCATGATTACGTTGTGTTCTATATTTAGCTCAGGCTGCTGTTTGCCAGCTCTTGGTGTAGGTATAAGCCCAGACTGGGCGTAAAATAGTGTTGCTTTGAAACTCTTTGTTGCTGTTGGTAGAGGCTGCAATTTCAGTCGATCTACAAAAGAATTCGTGATTGCTAAATGTGTCTTTAGCGCCACCTGTTACATTGGCACCTTGAATTTCGTAAGTTGTAAAGGGCGTAAACAAATTCAACAAATTGGGAGCCATGAGTCGATCACCTTGATCAGTGGCAGTAAACGCAGTGTAAGTTATGTTGAAGCTGTTAAAACTGTTGGAGTTTTGCTGACGTATGACTTCCCAACGACCAGTTACTTGTATTCTGCACTGGCTTGCTGGGTATGTTTCGCTGGTGTCAGGATTGGTATATGAAGTAAGCTCGTTGCCAACCACAGCAATGGTCCAGTCACGAGCAGTTAAAATTAAATTTTTACCATCAAGTGGCCCAGGTGATGTTAGACTCAATCCAAATGTAGCACCATCGTTATATCCAGACTGACTGAACCGCCATAGGCCTTGATCATTGATTGTCAATCCGTTAGACGCTGTGAGTTCGGCTTGTCCCGTGTATCCAGGTGGTGTGTAAAAAGTAGTCATATTGTATTTAATCCAACAAAAAACCCGCCGAAGCGGGTTTTTTGATTTGAGTGCAATCTCGGATTAAGAGAAAGACAAGTTGCTAACAGCAATCTCACCAACATAGTCACCAGCGTTACCGAAAGAACTTGCTGTGTTAGTAAGTTCAATGTAACCGTAACGTGTCATGAATGACACAACTGGTTCAAATGTTGAAGGATCCAACACAACACCACTGCTCATCAAAGGAATGTATGGGCAGTAGAATGCGGCTGCGTCAGCTTCTGAAGAACCTTTGTAACCAACCAACACAGGTGTTGAGTCAGATGCATAAGAGTCAACGAACACACGCATTGCGCCGTTCAATGTACCAACAAACTTGGTGTTTGTAGGAGCTTCGAATGTGCCTTCTGTTGTGCGAGCAAAAGCAGAAGTAGTTGCAGATTGCAACACTGTCAAGCTAGCTGGAGAAACAACAGCCCAGTTACCAGCACCACGACGTGTGCGTTGTGCGATCAAGTTAGCAACACGGTTGATCAAAACTGCCAAAGCGGCATGTTCGTCACCAACGAATGTAGCAGTACCAGAAACAGTAGCTTGGTTGTATGTGAACTCAGTTTGAGCCAGGCTGCGCAATGACAAGAGAATCTCTTGGTCAATTTCAGCTGTGATCTCTTGAGCCAACGCAGCCATGATTTCTGCTTCAACGTCAATACCGTGCATGGCTTGTGCGTCTTGAGCAGCTTCAAATGTCCAACGAGCTTGCAATTTGCGAGTCTTGGCTTCAACAGCTTGTTTCAAGATTTGTACAGAGATCTGACGACCACCGTTGCCTTCAAGAGTAGCTGTTTGTGCACCAGCATAACCTTGAGCGGCTGTCTGTGTTGTGGCAGCGTTATCAGCACCACGAGCGCCTGCAGAGTATGCAACAGCGATCTTGAATGGTGACAATGCTTCTTCACCAGCAACTACGCTAGTAGCGGCTGCTGTTTGGTCAGTCATTGTAGATGCATAACGCACACGCAGAGTGTGAATCTGACCAACTGGGCCAGTCATTGGCTGAACACCAACGATTTCGTTAGCAATAACTGTGGGCATTACACGACGAATCACGGGAAGAATCACGCGGTTCAATGTGGCAATGTTACCAGATACTGTAGAGCCAGCAGATGCGTTCTCTTTCAAGTACTTGCGAGTGTTTTCGAGGATAACACTCATTGAGTTGCGACGGTTGCCCTTGAGGCCTTCCATAAGGGCTTCTTTGGTCTCGTCCCAACGGCTTTCTAATAGTTCTTGTGACATTTAAGTCTCCTATGTTACTATATTACAAACCAGCCAGGCGTTTGATGTCAATCACATTACTACGATCTTCATTCTGCGCGGCTGGCACGGTTTTATCACCAGTTACAACACTAACGCTTTCACTGAGAGCTTTACGGGCCTTGGGTGAAGAGTTAGATAGTACAGCTGGTAGATACTTTTCGTATGCGTTTTTTAGACGAGACGTCTGAACGCTTTCCAAGAGATTCTTCATAACAGCTTGCTTTTCCTCATTTAAGGGGCCAAGCAATTCTTCCATGACGCTCGCACGTTCATTGGATTCTTGTATACGACGAATTTCCTGATTCTTTGATTCCACAAGGGTTTTGGCTTTGCGGACAATTTTGGTGGCTTCGCTCAACTTTTGATCTTTTTCAGTCAATGCCTGTTTAAGTTCACGCACAACTTTGTTTTCACTCAGGTGTGTGTGGTTAAATTCAGCGGCATAAGCTTCAAAAATCTTACGTCCAAAATTGTTCTCGCGAGCAACCTGAATGTCTTCTTTGAATTGAGTTAGTTCTTGCTTGAGATGGCTGGCAACAACCTTGGTCATCTTGTTGGCACTTTCCTTGATGAATCGTGCTTTGAGAGTTTCAAGTTTATTACGGGCTTCGCTCACCAAACGAACCTTGGTTTCCACCAAGTCACGTTTGTCTTGAGCAAATTCCTGGATCTCTTCCGCAAGTGCTCGCACAACAAAATTCTCGAGTTTGGCGAGGCTTTCGTTGTGTTGCTTGCGGTCTTTGCGTAGTTCGCCAATTTCTTCAGCAAGCTTAGTGACCATGAAGTCATTAAACTTTGTAGATGATTCTTTCATCTTGCGTTGGAACTTGACACGATCTTCAGCAAGTGATTGCTTTTCAGCAGTCACAGCTTGAATCTCGGCAGTGAGACCTTCAGTTACCATGCGATCTAGGGCTTCTACCATTGTAGTTTTATCATGCTCATAGCGTTGTGCAAACTCTTCGCGGAGTTCTGCACGTACCTGCTCACGAGCCTCAGTCAATTTAGATTCCCAAGCTTCGTTGAGTTCTTGACCAATGTCTTCGTTAATAAGGCCGCTATCTAGTAGTGGTTTGATTGCATCAAACATGCGTTTTCTCCTAGATTTTGAGATCCTTGATGAGCTTGATAACCTCGCTCTTCAAGTATCTCTGTACTTTGTTGTCTTTACCCGCATCTCTAGCCATATCTAAAACCTTGTGACCATGTTTCATGTTCATCAAACCTTCGTAAATAGCTTTGGGATATGCATTGGGTGCACTGGGCTGGGCAACAATGTCGACAGTGACTATTTCAAAATCACTGACGTGTCCGTTTGCGTCGTTCACGTTACCGGAACCACGACTGGAAACTCCTAACTTCACACCTGATTGCAACATGGTTGTAACCAGTTGTCCCATTGGTGTGGGAAGAATTTTTAATTTACCAAAACCGTTAGGGCCGTCCATCCACATGTTAACAATGAGGTGACTCACGCGGTCTAGGTTAATTTTAAGGTCATCTGGGTGATCAACTTCACCCATAACTGAATAACCTTCTAAGATTTGTTCATTCAATGTGCCAACTGCACGTTCAATTTCGTTCACAGGGTACACACGTTCGTTGGCGTTTTTGACACCGCCTTGAATGCAGATGCCCTTCATATAGAGGTCCTTACCTTCGCCAGAGCCTTCGACAACAATGCCGGCCTGGTTGAAAGTAAGGTTTTCTCTGAGGTAAAGAGCCATTTTACCTGTAGTCCTTAGTGTGTGACAGACTTGGTGTTAACACCAGTGGCCTGTGCCAAGTGTGGCTTGGTAGCAGGGCTCAACTTTACACTGCCTTGAGCAGGAGTATTTTGCACTTTACCAATCAATTCTTTTGCAGTTGGAGCAGGACGTCCATTGCCGCCATCGCCTGTGGCATGCACTGGCTTGGCCATTGCACCACGTGCACCGCTGTTGGCAGCCACTGGGCTCTTACTGGAAACACCAGTGTTGCTAGGTGTAGAAACTGTTTTCAAGCTGATGTTTTCATACATCATGCCTTCGGTTTCCATCTCATCGTCGGCAACTTCAACATCAGTCATGTTGTCAAATTCGTCACCGGAAACTTCTTCACCGGGTGCAGAGCCTGCTTCGTCGCCCATCAAGGACTCAAATTCATCCATGAGTTCGTCTAATTTGTCTTCAAGATCAACAACACGGTCTTCTAAGTCGCCATCATCGTGGCC